TGGCATACAAGCCATCTGAAAAGTGGTGAGTAATCTCACCGCCAACATTCTCCAATACCGCGCTCATGCCGTGCGACGCCACATATAGACAACGATGTACGGCGGCAAGTTAGCGTTTGTTCCGCTTGAACCAGTTGTACTAATGCTGGTGCTAACACTAATACCTGTGCTTGCGGTGCTTGTGTTTGATGTACCCTGTCTAGCAAGACCTGCACTACCAGCATTTTGATCGATGGTGTTGTTCTGGAATCCTATTGTGTGATTGTGGCCAGGGTCGCTAACGCTTGAACTTGCCGTGTGACTATGACTAACCACAATAGCGTCTTTAGAACCGCCGGTTTCACCTAACGTATCAAATGCTGCATCGCCTGAGTCAAGTCCAACCAATACCTTACCCGCGCCAAACGCTGTCCATGTACCAAAACCAAGCAACGTGGCTGGGTTGGTGCTAACTGCCGCATTGGTATAGATTGATCCAACAGGATACAAAGCGCCTAATGCCGCTTGCACAAAACTTGTTGTTGCTAATTTAGATGTGCTATCGCCTGTTGATTGCGTTGGCGCTGTTGGGCTGCCAGAAAAGCCTGGGCTTGCTAAGTCAGCTTTAGTAGCAATAGCCACCGCAATATTATTAAATTCTGTGTCAATCTCCGTACCCTTTACGATCTTGGCCGAGTTGCCTGATGGCAGCGCGTCCTTAGATGCAAAGTCGGTCGATTTGGTATAGTCAGACATTGCCGCCCCTTAATTTATACGGCCATGCTTGGCCAAAATTTCAATCTTTTGAATCGATAATTCAAATCCATTAACTTCAGCTTCATAGCCTGTTTGCACTACTTTGCCCGAGCCAGTAGCTTGAGAGAATAGATTTTGGATCACAATACCACCGGCATACTGCGCAACAGGAATACCATTAGTTCCGTACTCAGCAACGCCATATTCAGAAATACCTTGTGTTGGTACAGATACGTTTTGAGATAAATAGTTCTCAGAAAAATCGTAGCCCCATTTAATCGTTACCACTTGATCCGATCCACCAATAGCGACAATGGATATGCGCTTAACAATCGACGTAATAGCAATGTCGCCTAAGTCAGCATGATTGGTGTAATACTGCATTCGGTACGTATCAACGTCATCAAGATAGCCAAAATATTTTCCGATGTATCCTGTTTTACCAATCAATAAATCGCCATTGCGTAATGCATACATTGCCGTTGGTTTTATATCATTCCATGTAGTTACTCGAGCCGATCCATCAGTCATAACATTTCGCGTATCAAATACATAGACCTGACCCGCAGTTGGAAACGTCAATAAATAGAACGCATCAACTTCGGAATAGACCGCTTTAATATTTGCCGGTGTTTCACCCGCTACCAATTGCATTAAGTCATTACGAACATTCTTACTCAAGTCACGAAATGGAGCTGACTTTTCCTGAATAGTTCGCATAACTGAGCGCACACCGCTGTTGGATAAAAATACAACATCGGTATTCGTACTTTGGATTGAGTCACGCCATTGGCAACCAAGACCAACCACCGTGTCATACAGCGACATCGTGCTAGGTGTTGTGGCTCCTTGGTACACCAGAATCTGGCGCTTGCCAAAGATAAACAAAAATCCATTGTGAGCTGCTAGACCAGTTATTTCGTCAGCACCGTTAGCCCATACATTATTGACATTCAACGTGCCTGATGTGCCGCCGGTATAAACATGGCCAGCAATCAAATCAGAAAATGTCAGCGTTGTTTTATCTGACGTACTGTTGGCAATCCACAAGCGGCCATATGCCGATATGCAAATATTTCCTAGCGGAACCGTACCAGCGTATCCAGACTTTTCACTTACTCGGCGATACGTTGTTGAACTAACCGCTGGGTCATAGATCAATGGGTCATGGCCAGACTGAAAGAAATAAGTTATTCCATTTAATGATGCGCAATGCCAATTGTTTGCGCTAATGGTTGGCGCTGAACCGCCACCGCCATAGGTCAACTCAGTAACTGCCGTGCCGCTTAATTTGAATAACTTATTGTTTCCAGCAAATAGAGTCGTTACCGATCCACCAGTAAGCACCAACTCATGGATTACACCAACCGGATTAGCACCAAGGTTGCCTGAACTGGTGTTGACTTTTAACCAGCCTTTACGTGCGCCCATCCGGCCATACTTATCTAAAATGCAGTTAGTCGCAGTCAACGCAAAACCAGCCGCCAAATCCAATGGCGAGTCTTGCGTATTCAGGCCATAGAAGCCTGGTGCGCTAATACTGAATCGTTCAAGCGCCTGACTCATACCGAAATAAACTCCTGCATATCTGAGAAGCGTGTCGCTTCTAACGCAATATAATCAGCCAACATGGAGCGATACAAGTTGTATGCTTCCGATGATGACATACCGCCATCTTCGCCACGCTCAACCAATGCTCTGGCATAGGCATTTTGCTCAACCAACGTATCTGGCACCAATACCAATGTATTGTCTGATGCCAACGTAGTTTGTGGAATAGTTAAAAAAAACTTGATGTTATAGACGCCATCAGGACGGCCATACAATTGAATTTGAGCATCACCATTACTGTCAACACCTTCAAAACAATATTCTGTCGGTGGATTGCTGACAATGGGAGTGAAATTTTGCTTTTGACGCATATCGCCGGTGCCAATTTGTCGCATGACAACATTGCTGGTGATATTTAATGGATCACTTGATACACGGAATTTCTGACCTGCGCCGGTCAGCGAATAGATATACGTGCCGGATGCGGTAGTGACCGTTTTTTCTTGGCCGAGAACATTCCAATCATAGGCGTCCTCAACTTGGCGCTTGGCGTCATTGACAAACTTGCCAATCAAAGTCGAATACGCATCTAGACCGACAGTTGATACCATCGGCTCGCGCAGTCGCACCAGAATAGAATTTACAATTTGAAGATAGGTCATTGCTTCCCCGCAAACCTTACACAGAGCCAGCTTTTGCCTATCCCCCGTGGGAAGAAGCCTTCGCCCCTATTATAGAGAAATTACGTTATTTCTGGCTACCATTTAACTTTGTTAGCCCAATACGCCGCACTCATAGCGCCCTTGGCAATATTCTTGGCATGACGCGCTTTGAATGCTTCATTGCGTTTACTGCCGTCTGGACTGCCGGTGACACCTTGTTGGCCAAAGCGGATCAACTTAACCTCATCGCCCAACTTAGCCAATACCGCATGGCTTTTAGTCGGGTGGCTTGGAGTCGATTTAGGCTTGTTATAGCCAGAAAATTCCTCTTTGCCGCGCTTAATCATTTTTTAGGCTTTTTCGCTGTCTTAACCGACTGTTTAAACGCCATTTCGGTTGGCGCGCCCTTACTGCCTACCTTGCGCATCTTTTCGCCTGACCCAGCCTTAATTCTGGCTTGTTTGGCGTTAATGTTGGAATAGAGTCCGTTTTTCATTTCATCTTCTTTTTTGGTTTAGCCATGCCAGCCTCAGATAGCGCAATGGCCACGGCTTGCTTACGACTTTTAACAATCGGGCCGCCTTTGCCTGAATGCAGTCCACCCGCTTTGTACTCATGCATGACTTTGCCGACTTTTTTCATACCCGCTGCTTTTTTCATGGTTTTTCCTTAGTTATAGGGCCGCCACCTTTCCACGCATCACAAGTGCGAGCTGCCGCACAAGTGAACTGGAACAAATCGCAGTAGCCTAGATCAGCCGCTGCTACAAAATTTTCGTCATACGACAATTCATTTGGCTTTTCGTCTTTCTCCAACCCACCAATGATACATTCCATCATCTTGGGGGTCTGAATAAACGCCGCGCAATTGCCGCAACGCATACCCTTGATGGTAGTCGTTGGTGCGTTGTACATCGTGGCCTTTTTCATCCAGAAAGCCGTATTGGCTTCATTTGGATTAGGTGGGCCATAACCGTATTCTTTAAACGCATGGTTTCGGTTTTTCAAATTGACCGAAACATCCTGCGTTGCAATGGGGCAGGTTTTGCCAGTTAATAGTCCGTCTTTCATCTGAAAAAGACCCGATCCATAACAAATGCTGCCGCGCCGCTCATAGCTGACGCAATGGCCATACCGACCCAAAAGCCGCCTTTAGACTTATTGGCCATCGCCAATAGCTTTTTAACGTCCTCACGCAAGGCAGTAACTTCAACTTGAAGTGTTTCAACTTGAGCTTCCAGCTTGCCAAATTCACGCAAATCAATGTCCGACATGACCTGTCTTTCGTGGCCTTCCAGGCCGTTTCTGCGCCTCTGGTGGCCGCATAATTACCAAATGTTCGTCATTATCGCCTGAAGTCTCAGGCTCATCAATGCG